CTTGAGAACCTCCATCTTGCTTCACCTCGGGTGAACAACCTCTTGGGAAACGACATCTAGCCAGCACCTTGGCGCAACGCTTTCCTTCGGCCCTCCATGCTGTGCTGCAGGGCTTGGGACTGCCTGAAGCGTTCATCCAGGCGGAGATCAGCCACATGGATGAGGTGGTGTACGCCAAGACGGCCAACCGCAGCGTGCTGGGCGTGATGAACGAGTTTGCGTTCCTGGCAGAAGGCTACCGCGACCGCAACGGTCTGGTCGATCCGCTGGCTTTGTCGCTCAAGTTGGCCCACACGCCGTGCGGACCACTGTACAAAGGCCCGGTCTTTCCGGACCGTGCCGTCCAGGATCTGGTGCTAAGCGGGCCGTTGCACTGATGCCTGGCCCACCGCTGTCAGGCGGCCAGCGATTCCTCTGCAATTTCGCAGTGAATCACAAAGCCCGTCAGGTAGGGCAAGCCGCGCGGGATGCCGTATTCCTTGCTGGTCTGGCGTCCAATCGTCCAACCCATCCACACCTGTGTTGCGGCGTTGATCGCATCCGCCAGGTCCTGACCCCGGTACAGCCTATTCTGCACCTCGTCCGCAAAGTGGCGTCCGTGGCGGCTGTCGAGGAAGATTCTCACCGATTCGAGGGGCTGGCTGGTGGCGTCCGAGATGGCGACCATCGCCAGGGGCCATGCCGCGCTGGCGTGCTCGTTCATCGTGCCCCAAAAGCCCCAGTTGTCGTTCTGGGTGGAGGGGATCTGGTTGGTGGTCATGGTGGCTGCTCCTTCGGGTTGATCGTTGCGACACCCGTAGTAACGCGCTGTTCGATTGAGAAGCCAAGCGCTGCTTGGCCTATTTCTCGATCTTTTTGATCAGGCGATACGGTACACACGTTCGCCGCCTTGCGGTTTGTCCGACACGATGGTCAGGCCCAGCTTTTTCTTGAAGGCCCCGGCGAAGGTGCCGCGCACTGTGTGCGCCTGCCAACCGGTGGCGGCGCAGATCTGGCCGATGGTTGCGCCCTCGGGACGTTGAAGCATCCGGATGACTTCAGCCTGCTTGCTGTTCTCGCGGGTGCGAGGCTTGGTTTCTTTGGCCCACTGGGCCTCACACGCGGCCACGTCGGCCTCGAGGTCTGGGTCTGGGGCCGAGGTGTCAACTGTCGCCTCGGGTGCGGCCTGTGGCGCAACAGTGGGCGCGGGGCGTGCCATTCCCAGGGCGTCATAGCCCTCGGCGGCGACGCGCCAGCCCTCGCTATCGGGCGTGATCAGGGCGCGGTTGAACAGGCCGTCGAGCACCTTCTTGCGCGCGCCGCCTTTGACGTGGTCGGGAAACCAGTCGATCTTGCCGCCGCTGGTATTGATGGCCTTGGCCAGGATGGCGTGCTGGGCCGGGGTGAGTTGGGTCGTGGTCATTTGCTGCTCCTTGCAGGGTGGTTGATCGGGTGACGTGATGAACGCGCTGTTCCTGATCAAAGCCAAGCGTTCTGTCCGCCCTTGCGCAACAAAGATGTCATGCCCCGATCCGCTCCCTTGCCCTGTCGCCACCCTGGCTGCGCCGCGCTGGTGGAGGACGGCAGTGGTTACTGCCCTCGCCACCAAGGCGATCGGCGCCAGTGGGACAACACCGCCCGGGCCAAGGCCCGTCAGACCCGTCGGGCCTGGCACACCGGCGATGCGCGCTGGCGGGCCCTGCGTGCCGAGGTCTTGCGCGAGCAACCCCTGTGCGTGCGGTGCGCGCAGTCGCGCCGGGTGCGGCTGGCCACGGTCGTTGACCACGCCGACGGCAACGCCATGAACAACGAGCGCAGCAACCTGCAGCCGCTGTGCGCCTCCTGCCACGGGGCCAAGACGGCCCGTGAGGACGGCGGCTTCGGCAACCCGCGCCGATAACTGCCCGTGACCCCTCGGGACAGGGGGGAGGCGAACTTCAGCGCCGCCGGGCCCGTGTCCGCGCGGTCCCTCATTTTTTTGTTTCCGCGAATTTGTGACCGGGGGGATTCCCCCTGGGCACCTAGATATCCCTATGCGAGGCCGCAAGCCCAAACCCACTGCTTTGAAACTGATCGCTGGCAACCCCGGTAAACGCGCACTCAACGCCCACGAACCGCAGCCGCGCACCGACCTGGCGGCTCCGCCCGCGTGGCTGACCGAGCGCCAGCAGGCCACCTGGCGGGAAGTCGTCGAGCTCTCGCCGCCGGGCCTGCTCAAGGACGTCGGTGCCTCGGTGTTCGCCGTCTGGGTGGTGGCCTTCGACCTGTACCAGGAGGCCAGCGCAAAACTCGCACGCACCGGGATGTTGATCAAGGCGCCGAACACCGGCGTGCCGATGCAGTCGCCGTACCTGGCCATCGTCAACCGCCAGGCGCAGATCATGCTCAAGGCCGCCGCCGAGATGGGCTTCACGCCCGCCTCGCGCTCACGCGTGGTGGTCAAGCGCGATGCCATCGTGGCCGACGACCCCTGGGGCGCGATTGCAGGGGGCGGCTGATGGCGCAGCGCAGTTACACCGCCGTGGCCCAGCGCTACGCCCAAGCCGTGGTCGCGGGAGACATCCCCGCCTGCCAATGGGTGCGTCTGGCCTGCCAGCGACAACTTCATGACCTGGCGCGCTTCAAGGGGCGCGCCTCGCCTTACCGGTTCAACCCGGTGCTCACCGATGCCATGGGCCGCCAGTACCGGCCCGCCGACAACCTGTGCGCCTTCGTCGAGCTCTTGCCGCACATCAAGGGGCCGCTGGCCGGCACGCCCATCACGCTCGAGCCCTGGCAGGTGTTCATCCTCAGCACCATCTTCGGCTGGGTCAAACGCGATGGCCGGCGGCGCTTTCGGCGCGTCTACATCGAGGTGCCGCGCGGCAACGCGAAGTCCACGCTGTCATCCGCCGTGGGTCTGTACATGCTCACCGCCGATGGCGAGGGCGGCGCGGAATGCTATTCCCTGGCCACCACGCGCGACCAGGCCCGCATCGTGTTCGGTGACGCGCAGCAGATGGCGCGCAAATCGTCGGGGTTCAGAACCCGCTACGGCGTCACCGTGGGCGCGCACAACATCCACGTGCTGAACGCAGCCGCCAAATTCGAGGCCCTGTCGGCCGAGGGCTCGACGCTGGACGGCCTGAACATCCACTTCGGCTGCATCGACGAGCTGCACGCCCACAAGACGCGCACCGTCTACGACGTGGTGGAGACCGGCACCGGCAAGCGCGACAACTCCCTGCTGTGGGTGATCACCACGGCAGGATCGGATCGAGCGGGCATTTGCTACGAGGCGCGCAGCTTCGTCACCCGCGTGCTGGGCGGTCAGGTTGAGGACGACAGCCAGTTCGGCATCATCTACGGCCTGGACGACGGCGACGACTGGGGCACGGAGGAGGCCTTGCTTAAGGCCAACCCCAACTGGGGCATCTCGGTGCGCCCGGAGGTCATCCTGCCCTTGCAGGCCAAGGCGCTGCAGCTGCCCTCGGCCACCAACAATTTCCGCACCAAGCACTGCAACGACTGGGTGACCGTGGACACCGCCTGGATGGACATCCGGGCCTGGGAGCGCTGCGCCGACAGCCGCCTGAGTCCGGACGACTTCGAGGGCCAGCCCTGCTGGATTGGCATCGATCTGGCCAGCAAGGTGGACATCGCCTCGACGGCGCTCCTCTTCGAGCGGGACGGCCAGGTGGTGGGATTCGTACGCCACTTCCTGCCCGAAGACACGGTGTTTGCGGCCGCCAACAGCCAGTACCAGGGGTGGATGCAAGCGGGCCGCCTGCTGGCCACGCCGGGAAATGTGACCGACTTCGGGCTCATCGAGGCGGAACTGCTGGACGCCGCCGCCCGTTTCGAGATCAAGGCCGTGGCCTTCGATCCCTTCCAGGCCACGCAGTTCTCCACCCGGATGCTGGCCGAGGGCCTGCCCATGATCGAGGTGCGCCCCACGGTGCTGAACTTCTCCGAGCCGATGAAGCAGCTCGAGGCCCTGGTCTTGCAGGGCAAGTGGGCGTTCGACGGCGACCCGGTGCTCACCTGGATGGTCAGCAACGTGGTCTGCCACCGCGACGCCAAGGACAACATCTACCCGCGCAAGGAGCGCCCAGAGAACAAGATCGACGGCGTGATCGCGGTGCTGATGGCGCTCAACCGGCTGCTGCTGGACAACGGCGACAGCGGCTTCATCGAACAGGGATTTGTGGCGCTATGAATCTTCGCAGCCTCTTCAAACGCCTGCGGGGCGGCCACGACGTGACACCTGCCGTCAACAATTCTCTTTCCCTGGGCAGCGCCGAGCTCTACGAGCTGCTCGCCGGTAGCCCCGCCGCCTCGGGCGTGGCGGTCAACGAAGCCTCGGCGATGCGCGTCACGGCCGTCTATGCCTGCGTGCGCCTGATCGCCGGGGCCATCGCCAGCCTGCCGCTGGCCGTCTACCGGCGCACCGATGACGGTCGAGAGCGTGTGCGCAATGATCTGTGGTGGTTGCTGAACGAGCAGCCGTGCCCCACGGTATCGGCGGCGGTGTTCTGGGAATACCTACTGGCCCAGATGCTGCTCTCGGGCGACGCCCTGGCCGAGATCGAACGCGGTCGGGGCGGGGCGATCCGAGGGCTCATTCCCCTGGACAGCCGCGCCGTCGGCATCCGCAACGTGAGCGGCCGGTTGCGTTACGAGTTCTTCCGCGATGGCCAGTGGCTGGGGCGCGACCAAGACGACATCCTGCACATCCCGGGCTTTGGCTTTGACGGCACCCGGGGCATGAGCGTGATTCGCCACGCCGCCCGGGAGGCGATTGGCTTGGCGCTGGCGGCCGAAGCCTTCAGCTCACGCTTCTTCGCCAGTGGCGCGCATCCGGACGTGGCGCTCAAGGTGCCCGGCAAGATGACCCAGGAGCAGATCGACAACCTGCGCCGCATCTGGGCCAGCAAGTACGGCGGCGCGCACAACGCAAGTCTCCCCATCGTGCTGACCGAAGGCACGGACTTGAAGGAGGTCACGCTCTCGGCGCAGGACTCGCAGCTGATCGAAGCGCGGCGCTTCCAGGTGGCCGACATCGCCCGCGCCTTTGGCGTGCCGCCGCACATGGTAGGCGAGACGGATAAGTCCACCTCCTGGGGTTCGGGCATCGAGCAGCAAGGCATCGGCTTCGTGCAGTACACGCTGGCGCCGCACCTCAACCGCATCGAGCAGGAGATCAACCGCAAGTGTTTCCGCACCGAGCGGCTGTTCGTCGAGTTCAACGTCGAGGGCCTGCTGCGCGGGGACTCCAAGGCCCGCGCCGAGTACTACACCCGGGCGCTGGGCGGCACGCAAAACCCCGCCTGGATGACCCCCAACGAAATCCGCCAGCTGGAAAACCTCCCGCCGCTGGCCGGTGGTGACCACCTGGCCAAACCCAAGGACTTCCATGATGCCCCACCCACGACGCAAACCGATGAACCGACTACAGCAACTGCTGCGTGACAACGCCCACACGCCCCGGCGCTACGCCTGTCAGGCCAACGAGAAAGAGGGCGATGCCACCCTTTGGCTGTACGACGTGATCGGTGCCGACGCCTGGGGCGGGGTCGATGCGGCGCGCTTCGCCCAGGATGTGGCAGCAATTGAAGCGCCGGTGATCCATCTGCGCGTCAACTCTCCGGGAGGCGACGTGTTCGACGCCCGCGCGATGGCCACCGCTTTGCGCGCGCACCCGGCGCGCATCGTCGCCCACATCGATGGTCTGGCCGCCTCGGCCGCGTCCTACGTGGCGCTGGCCGCCGACGAGGTCGAAATCAGCGACGGCGCCTTCCTCATGATCCACAACGCCTGGGGCGTGGTGCTGGGCAACCGCCACGACCTGCTGGAGATGGCCCTCACGTTGGAGAAGATCGACGCCAGCATCGCCGCCGATTACCAGCGCAAGAGCGGCCAAAACCCCGCCACCGTCCAGCGCTGGATGGATGCGGAGACCTGGTTCACCGCGCAGGAAGCGCTGGCGGTGGGCCTGGTGGATCGCGTGGCCGAACCCGGCACTGCGAGTACCGAGGCCGCAGCGCAGCAGCGCTGGAATCTCTCGGCCTACGCGGACGCGCCGCTCCTGCAGCCGCGTGCTTCCCCTGCGGGTGACGCGCGTGAGCGATGGCGGCGCCTGGCCGTGATCGAGCGCTGCGCCTGAGCCAGCGACCTGTACCTATCGATTTCCCGTCCTGTTCCTTACCGCCGCCCGAGATCTCTCCGGCGGCTTTTTTACGTCTGCATCACCGGAGAAAAGCCATGAGCATCCAATCTCTGCGCGAAGAGCGCGCCCACCATGCCAAGACCCTGCGCAACCTCGTCGACCAGCACCCTGGCGATCAGTGGCAGGACGCCCAGCAACAACAGTACGACCGCCTGGTCGCCGACATCGACCGGCTCGATGCCCAGATTGCGCGCCAGCAAAAGGCCTATGACCTGGACGCACAAAACCATGCCGCCACCGAACGCCGCAGCGACGAGCGCGGGGTGTCGACCGACGAAGCAGCCCACCAGCTGCAGCAGGAGAAGGCCATCTTTGTGGCCTGGCTGCGCGGCGGCATTAACGCCTTGAGCTACGAGCAGCAGCAAGCGGTGGCCCGCAAGGCGGCCAGCATCCAGGCGAGCATGGGTACTACGGTGCCGGCCGAGGGTGGCTATCTGGTGCCCACGGACGTGGCGCGGCAGCTGATCGAGGCAATGGCGGCGTTTGGCGGCATGCGCGAGGTGGCCACCACCTTGCCCACGGCCAGCGGCAACCCGATCAACTACCCGACCACCAATGCCACCGCCGAGGAGGGCGAGATCGTGGGCGAGAACCAGTCGGTCACGGCGCAGGACTTCACCTTCGGTGTGAAGTCCATCGGGGCCTACAAGTACAGCTCCAAGTCGGTGGCGGTGCCCTTCGAATTGCTGCAGGACGCGGTGATCGATCTGGAGGCGCACATCAACCAGCGCCTGGCCCAGCGCATTGCGCGCATCACCAACCGGCACTTCACCGTGGGCACCGGCGTGGGCCAGCCGACCGGCGTCGTGACAGCGGCCAGTGTCGGGGCGACCGCTGCGAACGCTGCGGCCATCACCTTCGATGAACTGATCGACCTGGAGCACAGCGTCGATCCAGCCTACCGGCAGGCGGGGCGTTGCCGCTTCATGTTCCACGACAGCACGCTCAAGGCGATCAAGAAGCTCAAGGACGACCAAAAGCGTCCGCTGTGGCTGCCGGGCGTGGCGGTGCGTGAACCCGACACCGTGCTGGGCTACGCCTACACCATCAACCAGCACGTTCCGGTGCTGGCCTCCGAGGCCAAGGCGGTGCTATTCGGGGATTTCTCCAAATACCTGATCCGCGATGTGCTGGCCGTGTCCCTGTTCCGGCTCACCGACTCCAAGTACACCGAGAAAGGACAGGTGGGCTTCCTGGCGTTCTCGCGCCACGACGGCAATCTGATCGACGTGGGCGGGGCGGTCAAGGCCTTGCAGCAGGCAACGTGATGCGGGCAAGCCTGACGGTGCCACCTGCGGGCGAGCCGCTGACGCTGGCCGAGGCCAAGCTTCACCTGCGGGTCGATCTGAATGACGACGATGCCTTGATCACGGCGCTCATCAGTGCGGCCCGCGAGCAGGTCGAGTTCCTCACGGGCCAAAGGCTGATCACCCAGACCTGGGAGTTGGAATTGGCGGCGGGCGAGCGAGGCGGACTGGAGGGATTGCTGCCGATCCAGAGCCTCACCAGTGCGTCGGCCTACACCCTGGATGGGCGCTGGCCGCCGACCTTGACCACGCCGCAAGCGGCCACGGTGACCGTGATCTGCGGGTTTGGCAATGCGCAGGCAGTTCCGTCATCCATCCGGCAGTGGATGCTGCTGCGCATTGGCACTTGGTACGAGCAGCGCGAGGCACTGGTGTCAGGCACCGCTTCGGAGCTGCCGCGCGGATTTGCCGACGCCTTGCTCGA